TCATCATCGGTATATAAGGTAAATATTGGGTTTGGTCTAAGAGAACACACAATTGATGTAATGTATACGTATAATTAAAAAAATTGGTGCGATTGGCTGGACAATGCGTTGCCCACGGTTTTTGTATCTCAATAAACAAAACACACAATGTTTCGTGTAATTCTTCATTCATTATTGGCGGTTTTATTCCAAAAATAGAATTTATATATTGTATATGTTCAAAATATTTATTATATCCTAATTTTCGCAGGATTTCACGCATTTTATCATAATTAATAAGAGACATATCTTTTATACGTTCTTTTTTTATTCTAGCTCTTATTGCTTCAATGACTTCATCGGGTATTTGTGTAGTCTCTTTTGCTTGAAATTGTGATAAAATCTCTTTAAAATGATTAAGTCGTATATAAGCTGTATAAGATACTTCATTTGGCGGCTCTTTATTTGTTGGTTTAGAACTATCTATAATATAAGTTATAAATTTACCACAATCATTATTATTACATATTAAAATACCTTCTTCATCTTGTGGTATAAGTTCTCCTTTATGACAATGTTCACATACATCAGAATGGAGTACAAAGTCTTGTAAATTAATTATTTCGTTGTTTACATTTCGCCAATAATTTTGATAAAGTTTTTTAGAATGAGAATATTTTTCGCTATTTAAATCTGAAATATCGTCATTATTTGCTTTAATTTTGAAAAAAGAATTGAGAACCTTTACATTTTGGTTATTATCGCCAGATGATATTTTCTTTTTTTCCTCAAAATAATTGAAAATGTATTTGGAATTATCTAACAAATAGCGCTTTTTTTGTTGTTTTAATTCTTTCACTTGTGATTTGATATTATGTATTTTATCACGAATATCCATATAAGTGTCAATTTCGTGTTCTTTCAAATTAGATATCATAGATTTGAGTTGTGTTTTCTCTTCCAATAATTTAGGTATCGTTTCGGTTTCGTTTTCATAAAATAGGTTTAGCATTTCTGTATGTTTTTCGTCTATTGTATTGGATTGTTTATGAGGTGGTTTTTTTGGTATTGTTTGGTTCATTTTGTTTTATAAATTATATAAAAATTATGTTGAAGTATTTATATAATTTTTTGTGGGGAATATATATAATGGATAAATTGAATTATGAATTTTCAGCTGAAACAGGTTGTATTATTGCAAAAACAGATAATCATCATGATTTTACAGACACAAATAGAATTACAGAAAATGAACAATTGTATAAAGATGATGCTGTTCTAGAATATATTCCTAATGTAATTGATTGCAATTACTTAAATGAAGATAATTTTTTAAAAAAATATATATGGAAATTTACTAGTGCGTCTGAAGCAAAAGTAAGTGACAATATTACATCAATGTTTAATCCTGAAATAATTCAAAATTATGATATTGAACAAATATATAGACCATCTAATAAAGATTCACCTTCAAATTTTGAAAAATCTAAATCACAAATACATAGAAAATTAGATGAAATGGGAATTAAAGACGATATATATTTTGTTTCTGATATAAGACATACAAATGAGTTTGACGATATACTTGCTATAGACAATGAAACCACTACTCGTAAATTTTATTGGGTTCAAAACGCACAAACAGAATTTGATCCTATGGGTAAAACCAAAGAATTGCCCAATAAAAACGTAGAAAATCCAAAATTTATATTTTGTTGGGAAAAATATGACCCTAGAAATTATACTATATATCCAGAATGGAGAGAAAATAATAGAACATTAAGAATAACTGATGAAAATAAAGAAATTATGTTTTATTCAAATCGTAGAATATACATGGCAATGCAACCAAATAATAAAAATAGTAAAGATATAAATGAAAATTATAAATCTTCAATATTAATAACTTATCCAAAATCAGGAAATTATGCTTATGCTGATAAAGATATGGCTACAGTTAGTTCACATTTAATAAAAGCAAAAACAAATAATAAAGCATATAACGAATATCAAAATAATTGTAATCAGTTTAAACAAATTCTGCTTGATTTTTATAACAATAATTTAAATCATATTGAACATAATAAAATAGCTGATTTTAATAATTCAAATAAATATTTAGCGAAAAGGTTAGGAGATGCGGGTGAGGCATTATCTTGTTTAAAAAATAAAGTAATATTTCAAAAATACGTAAATAAAAAAGTTGAAGAATTTGAATCTAATAATTTATTTGCGTTTATAACATGGGATAGAGTATGTTTAGCTAATTCATTGATATATAAAGTACCAATTCTTATTTATTCATTTAATGATATTATATTATTATTTGTCCGTAAAGATTTATTAAATCCAAAAGAACTATTAGACCAATATTATAATAATAAAAGTATTGAAAAATATATTCGTAAAATTACTGACAACTATATTGGCAATAATAAATTAATAAATAATTATAACACTTTTCAAAGAAATATCATAAAACTCAATGAATTTATAACTTATTTTAAAATGGATTATAATTTAGACATTGATATGACAAATTTAGATGAAAATTTATCTAAATTGATGATTTTGTATAAAAATATAACAGATATAATAATTAGAACAAATAGTATTTCTTTAAATAACGTTGATGAATTGAATGACCAAAGTATTAAAAATAAAATTATTAGTATGTTTGTCAAATATGGTTTTGATATAAAAAATCTTTTGGAACCTTTTATTAAAGATACAAATTATAATAATATAAGTGAAATAGTATTCAAAAATTACAAAGAAAAAGATATTTCTATAGAAAATTATAATGAAGATATTAAAACCGATAGAGATATAATTAATAATATATTAGGGGAGTTAACTAATATTTTGAATTATTATAATAATATTAATGGAACTTTAGAATACATAAACAGCAATATAGGTTACGACTTTAAAAACATTATAAACTTTTATATTAAAAAATATAACAAGTCTACTCCAATAGATGATGATGACATATTTAAATTAGAATACAGAATAAATAATACAAACATAAAAGATATAATCAATATTTCAAACGGTAAAGCAGATAAGTTTCCAACTAATACTCTTTGTCGTAATAAAAGAAAAGAAATTTCATTTTCAGATGATTACGAAAATAATGGATTTAACGAAATAATAAAAATTTTTGATTTGTTTGTTGTTAATAAATATAATATTACATTGTACAATAATTTTATTGAACAAATAGAAATATTTTTACAAAAATTACAAGAATGTGTTACTAATAAAAAATATAATGATTCATTATTATTTTTGAATACTTTAAGAGAAAATTTATCAGAAATGGGTTTTAAAAAAAGAGATATTCTAATTGAACCCGAAATTCCTAATGAAAAAGCTACCGTAATTAAACCGGAAGTTCCTAATGAAAATGTTTTTAAAATTGAAACAGGAATTCCAGAAAAAAAAACACAAAGTAGAAAAGAAATATATTATGGATTGAACCCAGAAAATATAATAGAAGGAAAGAGAGAAAGACAAACACGTTTTGGAGGAGCGATGTATGACATAATGGTTGTAAATAATGATAAATTATCACAAGACATTACTATGTTGAAAGAATTTGATTTATTTTTGAAAGGGTTTATGATGATATTAATTATTATATGGAATGAGGGTTATATGATAACAAATGATTTAGATTCTGAAAAATTATTAATAAAAATAATTTATTTTTATTTAACAACAAATGATATAGATATTGTTAGTAGTTATCAATTAAAAGAAATCAAAAATGATATTGAAAAAATTGTAAAAGAATACAATGATGGAAATATAAATTTTATATATGATAATCACTATGAAGATATTATTTATAATAATAAATTTACATTGAATAAATTGAATATTAATAAATGTGTATATAACTATATTAATTGTATTGATGAAAGAATAACTGCAGATATGAAAAATGATGTAGAAAATTTTTTCAATTTATCAAAAAATGGAGGGTTTAATGATATTTTATTACCTCCTTTAAGTAATAAACCAGAAAATAGAAATGAAGAAAGTTCTGCTATTCAGAAAATGTTATTTCCTTTTCCTCAAGAAATGAATGAATTTATTAGTAACATTTTTTTAAGTGGAGAAATCTTCACTATAATTAATACAATACATAATAAATTATATAACATTCCACTGCGATCAAATAAATTATCAAATAATAATTCAATACAAAATATTCCTAATTTAAGAACTGGTTATTCTATAAATGAAAATAAAGATTTAAATGTATCACAAGAAAAACAATTACCAGCAAGTGTATTTTCGTTTGGTGGTAAAAAAACACGCCGTCACAATAAGAAAATTTCCCGAAATTATCGTATTAGAAAAAATAAGTCAAAACGTAGAAGAAATAAAACAAGAAAGTCGTAAAAATCATTGTTTTCGTATATAAATCTAATATATACGAAATATGTCCAATAAAGAAACACCTATTCATAATATTCCATTTGAACTACCTAAAAATATCAAAATGGAAAGAAAAGAATTTCAAAAATTATTGTTTTTATCTAATGGTTTAGACCAAGGTTGGACAATAAAAAAAAGAAATGATACTTATATTTTTTCTAAAAAACATGAGAACCGTTATGAAGTTTTTCAAGAAGATTATTTAGAAAAATTTGTATTATCTAATATAAATTCGGGGACTTTATATGAATGAATACAAAAATAAAAATATGATTTTGTGTAAAACCATATTTTTATTCAGATGTTATGATTTTCCATTTGTATCCTTTATGTATTTCATTACTAATAGATACTTTTTTTAATGTAGTATGCGACATTTGAAATTTTAATGTTACATCTGTAATGGAAGCGAATTGTTGGATTTCTTTATT